GATACAGAGGCAACCACTGTCGTAGGTCGTTTTTGAACCTCACCAGACCTTGGCTTGTCATTTGCTTGACCGAATAAATCCGGAAAAGTTGACTTCATGCGACCATCAATTTGGTCGAAATATTCAGCAGAGCGGGGATCCACTCCGTTTGTGACTAGTTTCTGATGCAGCCCTAGTGCGTAGCTGGTGTATTCTTCAAACCCTTGCTGTCCGAACCACTGGTTTTTTGCCTGCCAGCGCAGAGTTTTTTCGTCCGGTTCAGCCCTTGCGGGTTGGGCTTGTTGCGTTTGTACCTCAAAATTATCTTCCTGTAAAGGGGTTGGTCGATAATTTTTTGTTTGTTCAACACGAACCTTTGCATCCATCAAAGCTTCTTGGGCTTCAATGATGGCGTCCGTGTCAAAAGACTCTTGGGCCATCTTATATCTGTGGCGTGCCACAGCTAATTCAGACTCGGCCTTTTCTTTAGCGCCGTGAATGATGGCTTCTTGTCCTGTGTAAACGTTTTGTTTGAGACGTTTGTTCTCGTCTATTAACTGTTGTGTAAGACGCTCAAGCTCTTGCTTCTCACGCATTGTTGCTTCTTTGACACGGCGCTCGTCATGACGGGCGTGGGTCAACTCTTTAATGCGTCCTTTGACTTTGTCAGAGTAAGACTCGATTTCTTCATCGGTTGGATCAAGCACTTCACGGTCTAGGGGCTTGCGACCCCTGTCACGCTCGGGCGTATCGTCTTCGATTTCGATCTCTATGTCATCTACCCCTTCGATTTCAAACTCGACTTTGTCTGTCATTTTGTCTTCGACTTCGTCGGGGAACTTGTACGGTTCAGCCATATTCTTCCTTTCAAGCGCGGGTCAGGCCGCGAGGGTCTTGCACAACAGCATCAACTTGGTCGTCGTTGATGAGACGGAACTCCTTGCCAAATATCTTAAATCTGGTTCCGGAGTAAGTACGCACTAACACGAAGTCGCCCTCTTTACACCATGCTCCGTTAGGAAACTTGGCAGTGTCGTTGTACGCGTCGGGGCCAACTTTTAAAACAAACAACACAGTGGTTGCTGTTTCTTCTTGGCGCATACCTTCAATAGGTCGGACTAAGTCCAGACTTGTACCATCAACTTTTTCAGAGATGTCGGGCACGGCGCAAAGAATCTTCCAACCTGTTGGGATTGGTAGTTGCGTGGCCTTCTGCTCGTCAGTAGCTTCAGGTGCATCCAGAGGCTGGATGGGTTCAGGCAGTGCAAAAGCACCGGGGGAAAGATCAACATCACTCATCGGATTCTTCAACTTTCTGCGCAAGGTCGATTAAATAACGCTCTGCGAGGGCTAGACCCTGAATAATCCCGCAGAGTTTTTGATACTCTTCAAATGTGCGACAGCCCCCACCAGCCAAGTCATCGGCATAGTTGTTCATGTCAGTGCGTAATTTTTCACGTAATACGCGTACGAAGTCCTGAATCATGATTTAGGTTCACGTTGGTTGCTACTATTTTGGAGCGCAGTAGTACGCGCTTGTAAATCCATCTGGGCTTTACTCTTTGCGATGTCAGCACCCATCTGGATACCGGCACGTTCTTGTTCAAACTGTTGCTTGAATTCGCTCTCTTTGATTTGCGCACCTGTGCGAAGAGCTTCCAACTCCAGTTTGCCGCTGACTTCTTGCTCTTTCAGCGCTTGTGCATCTGCTTGAGCGGCGGCGTCCATCATTATTTTCTGTTTTTTCAGTTCCAACTCTTGTTGTTTAATCTGAAGCTCTTGCATTTGAATCTGCAAGACTGGGTCTTGTGCTTGTTGCTGTGCTTGCATCTGAGCCGCCTGTGCTTGGTTCTGCATAAGAACCTGCTGAGCCGCTTGAGCCATCATGCCGGACAAGGCGATCTCAATCTGCGGTGGCAACTTCTCGTCTTCGGGAGGCAGGGGCATACCCAACTGCTGCTCGATCTGTTGGCGCATTTTGTAGCCAACGTGCTCTGCAATGTGCGCAGTAATTGCGCCCACAATTTTGGCAGCCTGCGGGTTCTGACCAATGAACTGCTGAATCATCGGGTCTTGCAGCAGCATCATGTGTACCTGAATGTGCGACTGATGGTCTTGGTGCAAGAACGCTTTAAGTGGCTTACCCTTAAGCGCATTCTGGTTCTCCTGCACGGGATCGATTGGCTTCTGATCGTCCTCAATCGGCACAAGCTTCTCAGCGTTCTTGATGCCCAAGACGCCCAACATACCGCGGTGGAGTTCGGGCAAGTTGTAAATGTCTGGAGCCATCTGCGCCATCTGAATCACAGCTTGGTACTGGATCACGCGCTGGCTCATGGTGGCCGCATTGGGATCAGACACGGGAATGATGTCCACCAAGTCGTAGTCAGCTTTCTTAGCTTTACGCGTGCCGTACTCAGGCGTGTACTTGTAGTCTGGGTCGGTGTAGTCGCGGATGATGTTCTTCAAGAGCTTGAACTCTTGCTTGAGCGCAAAGTGCACACGAGCCTGCACTGCCGTCATCACCTTTAACTGGCGCTCCAACAGAGCCAGCGTGGTTCCCACAGGAGCCTGCGCAGACATGTCGGACACTTTCATGTCAGCAGTTGCGGCAAAGCGACGACCTTCATCAACGATAGTCTGCATCAAGTTAAACAACGTCTGGCTTGGCTCCTTGTACGGAAGCGGCAAGATGTTGTCGCGGATCGTGCCCGAACCAACGTCTACATCACGGAACTCTCCGGGCGCGATTGGTGTGTCATCGCCCTTGATGCGAAGGCCACGGGTCTTAAGTCCGCCGGGCAAGTTGCTAAGCGTTCCTGCATCGACAAGTTGTCGCATGAGGGATGTAGCGGATTTAGCAAAGCCTCCGATAAGATGGAAAAGCCCGAAGCCGTAAGCTCCAAAACCCGGGATGTACTGGTAATGAACAAAATGCTGGCGCTTGAGTCGGAGGTCATCTTCTTCCTTCCAGTTGCGGCGGATTGACAGGATGTCGTTGGAGCCTTTAATCAGCGTGACAACGTACGGCAGCATGATGCCGGTCTCTTCACCCGAGTCGTCTTTGTCTTCGTAACCTTCAAGGTTCAAGTCAACGTGGCACTCATACAGGGTGTAGCGGTCGTCGTTCAAGTCACTAAAGCCAGTCTCTTTGTCCTTGGCTTTCTGAATGTCTGTCAACTCTTTAGGAGCGTCAGCCAAGTCAATGTCAATGTAAAAGCCTGCTTGCTGGAGCTTAATGATCTCGTTCTTGGTCTTGCGCATGACGTGCGTGATGCGGTAGCAAGTATCCAAGTCCGTTGTGCCGTACGGCAGATACATGTCTTCCGCAGGAATAAACATCGACACCTGACGTCCCAAATTGGGATCGTAGTAGACCTTCTTGAAAGCTGAACCTGTGGCCGGTAGTGACCAAAGCATGCGCTCGTGTTCAGCGCGGTACTCCGTCATGACTTCCGTCAACTCGTTGTTCATGTCATCTTCGATGTTGGCCGCGATCTCTTTCATCTCTGGCGTATCTTTGCCCAGAATCTTAGCGCGTACAGGGCCTCGGGCTGGGAACGTCTCGGTGATCGTCTCAGCTTGGAAGCGCACAACCGCCTCGGTAATCATGGGGTGGAACACACCGCATGCGCCGTTCCATGGTTCCGTGCGTTCTTCTATCTGTAAGCCCAACAACTTCAGACCATCAACGTACGTCTTCTCCCAATCCTTGCGGCCATTCTTGTCGTTGTCAATGTCAGACACCAAGTCCCCCGCCAACGACTGCAAGGCACCGCTGTTTATGTACTCGGCCAAGTTATCGTCAAAGCCTTCTTCATCGTCGCCCTCTCCGGGCGTGATGGTGATCTCCATATCACCCATGCCGATGGTTACTTCTTCGGGATCAACGATCTCGATCTCAAGGGGGGACTCTTGCTCACCCAGCGCGTCAATGCCCACGGGTTGTTGGTACAGCGCTTTGTCGATGTTCGTTGCCATGTGTGTTCCTAGTAGTATTCGTATTTTTTACGGTGAAAGAGAGTGAGGTCGTCTTTCTCGTCCGTGTCTAAACTGATAAAGCCGCCTTGCCTAAAGCGTAGCAGCGCCTGTGTCGTCGTGTCCACGTAGTCGTCGTGCTCCCCAACTGGGAACGCGGCCATTTCTTCAATCACTTCCCGTGCCCAGCGTGTGTCGGGTGCCCAGACTTTACCTGAACTGA